CCATGGGCCTCTGCCGTGAGTTCGATGAGCGTATCGTCGCCGAGTTCGACGACCCGTCGCCCCGCGATCAGGAGCACCTGCAGGCCGTGCTGGAGCAGGGCATGAAGAACGGGTCGCTCTCCGACGACGAGTGGCGAGAAGAGCAGGGGTGGGGCCCGGCCGAGGACGGCGAGGGCGACACGCGCTACAAGCCGCTGACGATGGTGCCGGTGGGCTCAGAGCGCGAGCAGCCCGAGGAGCCCGAGGAGCCGGACGACGAAGAGGGCAAGGCGCTGCCCGGTAGCTCAACGGTAGAGCGGGCGGCTGTTAACCGTCAGGCTGGAGGTTCAAGCCCTCCCCGGGCAGCCAGGGGCATCAGTCCGCGCCCGTTCGTCCAGACGGCCATCGCCTGGACGGCAGAGGCGAAGAAGATGGCGGAGGTTGCGACGCCCCACCTCGGGCGCATCTTCAAGCGGGGCTGGCGCGCCGAGGAGGCGCTCATCCCCGGAGAGCCGGATCCCGACTACTTCGACCCGGCGGTGGCGGACTACCTCAGGGGCAAGGACCCAAGGTATTTCAAGACGCTGCTGGAGTCGACCAAGGCCGACCTCGTCGGGACGCTGGCGGACGGGATGGAGGCGGGGGAGGGCTACGCCGAGCTCGCCGACAGGGTGCAGGACGTGTACACGGCATACGAGATCATGCCTAGTCTCGTGGGCTCGGAGATGTGTATAAGAGACAGGAATAGCCGCGAGTCGCACATGGCGGCCGACGGCCAGATAGTCCCCAACGACAAGAGCTTCCGGGTGGGCGGCACGTCGATGGAGCACCCGGGCGACCCGCGGGCGCCGCTGGGCGAGATATGCCGCTGCCAGTGCCAGGCGGTGGGCAATTACAGCGGCAAGCGCATGCCGGACTACTCGCGCAAGGCGTACGTCGAGGTGACGCGCCAGATACAGATCCGGGGCGCGGGCTCGCTGGGCAAGGCGCTGAAGGACTACTTCGCGCGGCAGGAGAAGAAGGTGCTGGCCGCGCTCAGGGCAGAGGGCGAGGAGACGGGAGGCAGTAATGAGTGAGCGACTGGACGGCGATCAGGAACTCATCCGCCGGTTCCTCGCGGAAACAAAGTCCACCGGGTTCGGCGTGCCGAAGGTCTACGGGGCGGGCGACGATGCCCGCTGGGGGCTGACGGCGTACTACGTGGGCCCGGTCGAGAAGGACGACTCGGGCGGCCGGCGCGCCGTGATCTCAAACGAGGCGGACGACCGCCACGGCGACACGCTCAAGGCATCTGGCTGCGACTACAAGCACTTCCGCAAGAACCCCGTCATGCTCTTCGGCCACCGCCACGACATCCCCGCGGTCGGCAAGTGGAAGAACGTGACGAAGGGCGGGGGCGAGGTCACGGGCGAGCCCGTCTTCGCGCCGACGGCGCTGGGGCAGGAGCTGGCCGAGCTCTACGACGGCGGCTTCATGAGCGCGTGGTCGGTCGGCTTCATTCCCGTGAAGTGGAAGCCCAAGAAGGGCAAGGGCGAGGACGTAGAGGCCGACACCGGCGGCTACGACATCACCAAGTGGGAGCTCCTGGAGACCTCGGCCGTCAACGTCCCGGCCAATCCCGAGGCGCTGTCGAAGGCCCTGCAGATGGGCACCGAGGACGCCATCAGGCAGGCGCTCGTCGACTGGAGGAAGACGCTGGAGGCGGAGGGCGAGGTAGACCCAAACGCCGTCACCCAGGAGATGCCCGCGCCGGAGCCCACGGTCGCGAAGTTCCTCTGCCGCAAGTGCGGCGAGCCCATCTACGAGATCGACGACGAGTGCTGGCAGTGCGGCGAGCCCATCGACACGCTGAAGGCCGAGAAGTACAACTGCGAGTGCATCGACTGCGGCCACAAGCTGAAGAGCGAGAAGCACTGCAAGGACATCAAGTGCCCGAAGTGCGGGGGCGAGATGAGGCGCGCGGAGCGGCCCGGGCCGGGGCGGTCGGCCACAATCGAGGCCACCTACACCATCGAGAACGGCATCACCGAGGCCGACATTGATTCCATGAGCCAGTACGCCGACGAGTGCGAGCGCGCCGCCGAGTCGCTGGCGAGGCTCAAGCAGCTCCACGACGAGATCGAGGGCGAGGGCGGTTCAGCGAACGCCGAACGGGCGCCGCGGACCGAACGGCCCGCCCCGCGCAAGCTCGACGAGGCCAAGGTCGTCGAGGCGGTACTGAAGAGCATACCCGGCGTCATCGACGCCGCACTGGCCCGCCACAAGGGCAGGCTGACGGACGAGGACTTGAGCTGAAAGGCGCAGGGGCCTCCGGGCCCTGAAAGTCGCAGGCTCATTCCCCCGGAAATGCGAGGAGGGGGAAAAGAGTTGCAGCATGCAGGACGAAGAGACCCGCACCCCCGAAGAGGTGCAGGCGGAAGCGATACTCGGACTGCTCGGCCCCAAGCTCGGCGAGATGGTCGCCGCGAAGGTGGCCGAGGTGGACAAGGTCCTCAGAGCTCCCAGGGAGCTCATCTTCGGCCCCGACGGCACGCCCATCAGCAAGATCGAGGGCGAGGCCGTCACCGGCCACTTCTTCAAGACGCTGCTCCAGGGCGCACACGGCGTCATCCACCCGTACGAGTGCTCACAGAAGCTGAAGGCGCTGTCGGTCCAGTCGTGGCAGCGCATGGACGTAGCGAAGGACCACCCGTACCACGACGCCTTCATGAGCGCGCAGGAGAAGGCGCTCGCCGAGGGTGCGGACGCCACGGGCGGGTACCTCGTGCCCGTCGAGACGCTGGCGACGGTCCTGCTCCGCGTGGAGGAGCTCACCACGCTCGATCCGTACGTGTCTCACGTCGCGGTGAACTCGAACGCCGGCGAGCTGCCCACGTCGCTCGCGGCGATCACCCGCAGGTGGGGCACCTCGGAGAACTCCGAGCCCACCGAGAGCTGCCCGGCCTTCGGGCAGGAGACGTACGCGATCAACCCCGTGCACCTGATCTGCAAGGTGTCCGAGGACGTGATGGCCGACAGCGTCGTCTCCGTGGCGAACCTCGTCACGCAGCGCTTCGCCGAGGCCATGGCCGACGAGCGCGAGTACGTCATCGCCGTCGGGACCGGCTCCAGCCAGCCCGTCGGAATCGCGTCGTGCTCGGTCACGCAGTCGGTGTCCGTCGGCACGCTCGCATGGGATTCGTTCACCTCGATCATGTGGAAGCTGCCGAAGCGCTACTGGAACCTCGGTTCCGGCGCGCGCTGGGTCATGAGCGAGACTCTCGAGGGCCGCTGCTTCGGCCTCAAGGACTCGACCGGGCAGCCCATCATCAAGACCGACCCGACCACGGGCATCACCTCGATTCTCGGGCGCCAGATCTCCACGAACCCGAACTTCCCCGACGACAAGATATGGTTCGCGAACCTGTCGAGGCTCTACGCCATCTTCGACCGCATGACGCTCTCGATCAAGACCGACGCCGCAGGCGTGCACTTCGACAAGGACCAGATCAGCATCAAGGCGAAGCAGAGGTACGACGGAAAGTGCGTGGACGTGTCCGCGGCTTCCGTCGGGAACAACATCACTGCGTAGTGAAGTGAGGGGAGCGGGGGGCCCTCTATGGGCCTCCCGCCACCCCGGCGAGGAGGAGGGGTAATGCTGAACATCAAGCTCAAGAGGCGCTGCCGCATCGACGGCCATGCGTACCAGCAGGGCGACTACGCATCGGCGCCGCCGCACGACATCGGCCGCCTGGAGATGGTGATCCGCGGCGGCTTCGGCGAGGAGGTCTACCGCGGGCCCAAGCCCGAGGAGCGCCCGCCCATGGACGAAATCACCGTCACGGCGGACGTGAAGCCCGAGGAGACCGCGCGGAAGGAGGCCCAGCCCAAGGCTGGGGGGTTTCGCGCGTCGGGCGATCCGGGGCCTGCTTGGGTTGTAATCCCGACGTGCAACCGCCCGCGGGAGCTCAGGCAGACACTGGAGAGCGTGGCCGCTCAGGCGGAGGACGTTGACGGCGTGGTCGTCATCGACGACGGCTCCGACAGCGCCGAGGCCGTGAGCGCCGCCTGCGAGGAGTTCGGCGCGCTCTCGCCGAGGCTGATACGCCGAAACGTGAGCTCGGGCTGCCCGAACGTGCCCCGGATGCGGGGCATGTCCGAGCTGCCCGCGCACTGCATGGTCGTCGAGCTGGACGACCACGACCTGCTGTGTCCCGGCGCGGTGGCCGCCATGCGCGGCGCACTCGCCAACGGTGCCAGCTTCGTCTACGGCGATTGCGTGCGGTTCAGCGTCAACCCCAAGCACGCCGGGACGTTCACGCCGGACTGGTTCACCGAGAAGTCGCAGGACCAGGACGGCAGGGGCTCGCCGGTCTGGCGAATATACCACAAGCCGCCCTACGATCCCTTCCAGATCAGCCAGCAGTCGTGTTACGTTTACGGCGCCCGGGCCTACCGAAGGGAGCTCCATGACTACGTCGGCGGCTGGCGGGCCGAGGAGTACCCGGCCGGCGACGCCGCGCTCTTCATGCGCTTCGAGCACGCGCTGAACGGCGCATGTATCGTCAAGCTCGACAGGCGGCTGACGTGGGTGCGCCACGTGCCGCGGTCGATCACGCACGACAAGCACGACGAGCAGGGGGCGAACTTCAAGCACTTCCAGCGGCTCTCGAAGCAGGGCCGGATATTCGAGCCGCCTGAGCTGCGGCCCGCGGCCGACGCCAGGGGCGTCACCTACGATCAGGTGGCGGACTACTCGTGGAACGGCGAGGGCGCGGCGTCGGTGGTCATGAATCGCCTCATCGTCCGCAGCCACCCGCACGACGAGATCATCATGCTGCGCGCGCCAGGCGCCGCGCTGGAGCCGCACTTCAAGATCGAGATGAAGTACCTGTTCCGCCGCCACAACGGGAGCCTCGCAGTGCACTCCGGCGAGAAGCCCGTGGCCGTGGTGGCGATGACGCGCAAGGCGTGGTTCGACCTCGGGGCGCTCGACGAGCGGCTGCAGACGTGGGACGCGGCGGTCGAGGACGTACTGGCCCGCGCGGGCCGCTCGGGCATGACCTGCATGCGGCTCAAGGCGCCCGGGGCTTCGGCGCCGCCCGCCCCGTCGCGCATGACCGGCCGCGAGGCCGAGGTGGCGACGATGCGCGAGCGCCGCGACCGCTGGATACTCGGGAACGACGTGCTGGTCAGGCGCAACCTGGGGCACCAGTGGGGCTCGCCCGAGCGGATAGTACTCGGCGTGGCCGCGCCGCACACCGAGGAGATCACGCTCAGGGACATCATGGCCGAGATCGACGGCCAGGCGTGAGCCGAAGGCCGACATGGTGGCCGACGTTGTCTTCTGCGGCGCGCTCTACGGGCCGAACAAGCGATGGCGCGATGTCATCTTGCCCGCCGTCGAGGTGGCCGAGACCGCGCGCGTCTACGGCTTCGCCCACGAGGACGGCTCGGACGGGGCGCTGGCCGGGGCTGGGGCGACGTTCGGCGGCTGGCTGCCAATGGAGGACGTGCCGGCGGCGTACGCCTCCGCGAGGGTGGCCGTCGGCGTGACGAAGAAGCGACAGCAGGCGCTCGGCATGGTCAACAACCGGACCTTCGAGGTGCTGGCGGCTGGCACGCCGCTGGTCATCGACTGGTTCGAGGGGCTCGAAGAGTGCGGAGTCGCAAGGTATCTGTGGCCCGTGCGCTCGCCCGACGAGACGCGGGAGACGGTGAGGGCGATCCTGACCGACGCGGCCACCCAGAAGGAGGCCCGGCGGAGGTCGAAGAACGGCAAGGCGTGGGTGAAGCGGCACGCGACGTACGCGCACATCGCCCGCGCCATAGAGAGGGTGCTGGAGGCACGCGGTGAGAAGCCTGTGGAAAAGGCTGCTGAGGTGGGCGATGTCGCTCTGGCGGCGAGCTGAGCCCGCGCCCGCGGTGAGCCCGGAGCGCAAGCGGGCGCTGGCGCTGATGGTGGCCCGCGGCGCGCCCGTGCTGGTGAGGGACGACGACGAGTTCGACTTCATGGTCAGGCTGTCGATGGGGAAGGAATAGCGAGGGAGAGGAGGGGACGATGGAAACGGGATTGACGCCGACGCCGGAAGAGGTGGCGCAGTACATCGAGAAGTGCATGAGCGGAGCGGCCGACTTCCAGCCGCAGGACATGAGCGGGAGCATCAGCTACTCGCTGGAGCCGCGGTTCACCTCGATAGAGGAGTGGCGCGCGCATGAGCCCCAACCGAACATACCTGCCAAGCGAAGCACGCGCACTGAGTCCTTGCGCCAGGAGTTTAGCGGGAGCCCTTTGTCGGACACCCGGCTCTCTGAGGTTGTAAAGGCCGCGGACAGGTTGGCGGCAGGATGTAATTTGGCCATCATCAAAGATGGCCCGCATCTCACGTACAACCGCCATGATGACTGTATCGAACTCTATATCGACATCGTTCGCCCTGAAACGCACGCTGAATTCGCATACAGACAGCAACGGAGGCGTGCCATATACCGCGCCGCTTACCTCCGCTGGGCATCTCGTGAAGGCGAGTGGGATGAGCCCAAGCCGTGGATTCGCTACGTGGAAGAGCCGGAGGCCGTTGGAGCATGAGCCCCCTGCGCGACAAGTGGATCATCGAGAACGACCCGACGGTACGCCGTAACGTCGGCGGCTTCGGCTCGCCCGACCGGCTCACCTGTTACTGGGCGGGCCCCGCGGCCGAGCGGTGCATGCTCGAAGACCTCGCCGCCGAGCTGCCCGGCCAGCACTGGCCCGTCTTCACCCGCGACGACCAGCCCGACCCGTGGAGTTTCCCGCGCGCGGCCGACCTCGTGGTCGGACACGGGCTCTGGATGAAATGGCTGGACAAGTACCGGGATCTGCTGCCCTCGTGCCCGAGGGTGAACATCGTTTTCTGCGACTGCGACTACTTCAAGGGCTACCGCTACGACCGGCGGCAGCCCGCGCAGGAGCTGTGGGACTACGCGGCCGGGTGGGTGAGCGGCGTGGTCACCAACAGCCGCCGCCTGGCACTGGACCTCATGAAGCAGGGCGTGCCCGCGCGGTTCACGCTGCACGCGGCGCCCGCGCGCTTCTTCGACGCCGACGCCGTCGACGAATACCGCTGCGACGTCTGCTGGGCGGGCTCCATCTGGACCGACGGCTCATACCACAAGCACTGGCGCAAGGTGCTCCTGCCCGCGGCCGAGGCGTGCCGCGACGCCCGGGCGGCCATGAACATCTATGGCCTGAAATACCGCTCGGGCTCGAAGGAGGCGCTCTGCGAGAACGGCGCGCGCTACCGTGGATGGATCCCGTTCGGGGACCTGCCCGCCGCGTATGCGTCGGCCCGGATTGTTCTTGGGCTGACGCAGGACACGCAGCAGGAGTGGGGCATGGTGAACAACCGGGTCTACGAGGCGCTCGCCGCGGGAAAGCCGCTCGTCTGCGACTGGTTCCAGGCGCTGGACGACGAGGGGCTCTCCAAGTTCGTCGTGCCGGTGCGCTCGGAGGCGGAGGCATACGAGGCGGTGATGGACATGCTCTCGACGCCCGCCTCATACGACGCGGCGCTGGAGAGGGCGCGCGAGGGCCGCGAGTGGGTGAGGGAGCACGCCACCTACGGGCACATCGCGAGGGCCGTGCTCGACGTGGCCTGGGAGGCTACATGCGCGGCATGACCTTCGAGGAGTTCAAGGCGATGGCCCAGGAGCACCCGTACTACCGGGGCCGCTGGCCGTACTTCGCCCGTGCGATACTCATGGCCAGCGAGATCGAGCCCGAGCCGGAGACGGTGCTGGAGCTCGGGCCGGGGCCCGGGCGCAAGCCCGTCATGGTCGGCGCGGACACCATGGATTGGAGCCGGGCGGGCATCTGCCACGACGCCATGAGTGTGCCGTGGCCGCTGGCGGATAAGGCGTACGACCTCTTTATCGCGCTCCAGGTCTGGGAGCATCTGGACGGGTTCCAGGTCGAGGCTTTCGCCGAGGCGCGGCGCATTGCCCGGCGCGGCCTGCTCAGCTTTCCCGTCGGATGGTCTTCGCCGCGGCATGACGTGAGCGCCGCCCAGATCGATGCGTGGACGCACGGCACGAAGCCTGTGCGCAGCGAGGAGGTCGGGTCCGGAGACCTGCTCAGGCGCATCATGCTCTACGACTTCGGGGAGGCCGCGTGATGTGCGCCGACTTCGCATACGGCAACCTGCCGCCCTACGAGGGGCGCTGCATGATGTGGGACGACGAGCGAGAGGCGGTGCTCTCCCGCATGGGCGAGCGCTGCC